CGAAATTTTGAATAACTTTATTTTTTAAAGCTTCGTTTTCTAATTTAATAGAACTAACATATGAAGGACTCAATGTATCTATATAAGCACTCTTAGAAACATATAACTCTATTAGTTCTAATTTGTACTTAAAATTTCTTAAACGTTCTTCAGCAGATCCAAAATGGATAAATTTATCATAAACGTATCCTGAATTTGTGTTAGGGTTATCAAATTCAACAGATATAGGAACACTCGCAGAAAGTGCATTTATTACATTATTTAATGAACCGCTTGATGAATATGATAATATATCGTTATAAGCACGATATGCTGTTGGGATACTTGAATTTAAGCGAGTATCAATTCTTAAATTAGGGCCACGTAATTCAGTTGAGTCAACTTTTATTTTAGGTGTTCCTAAATCTACTCTGTATCTAACCGGGTTTGATAATTCTTCAATAACCCTAAATTGGGACTTTTCGTTATAAAAATTAGGTAATGCTTCATATAATTTAATAAAGAAACTATTACTTACACCTTGTTCAGCTATAAAATTAACACCAGTTAATACAATATCGTTGTTGAAATTTAGCGCAAAATCTTTGAAATACGCAATTCCTTCATCTGTGTCACCGAGTTCGGCAATAAACTGATTTGTGGTGAATATAAGCGAAGATAATGTTTCACTATCTTTAAGTTTAACTTTTAGTTCTGTTCTGCTTGGTGAAATAGTATCAATAAAGAAAAGATTATCAATAGTGTTTGCAACTTTTCTTCTATGGAAATTGACTCTTAAATCGTATTCACCTCTATTATATCCTAAATCTCTTAATGCTTTATCAGGGTTAAAAATTATTTCACTATAGTAACCATCAGGGCTATCTACATCCGGAATTTCATAGTCTTCAAAATTATAAACAGAATCTAATAATTTCCCATTAAGGTCGTAAACGTGTAATTCAATACAATCCTCTTCCCTCCCGAATTTACGAGTTAAAGGTTGGGACTTAAGGAGATTTTTATCCTCAGGTCTAATTTGTTCTAGTATTTCGGTAGATTTGACTGTCATAATAGTGAAGCTTCGATTTCTTCAATGGTATCTTTTAATAAGTCTTTTGCAGCAATAGTACCATTAGATTGATCTATCATTTGGTAATAAATAGGTACATATAACTCATCTTCGTTAAGTGCTGAAGATCTTGCTATTAATTCTTTTATAACGTTTTTGTTAAAAATAGTATTTAATATATTTTTTGCTCTATAAATATTGGTTGAAGTGTAATTTGAATAGGAATTATCATATCCATATGAATCATAGCCTGACGCCCCTTGATTAGAAGATTGATTTATATCTGTGTTAATTCCATTTAATTTATTAACAATATCTAATTTAGAAATGATAACTGAATTTAAAATTTCGTCAGACGATTCGTCTGGAATAATGTCTAGTATAATATCTCCGGCAATGATGTTTTCGAAGTTATCTAAAATATCTTTGATTTTGTTTCTTTTACTTTTAGTTTTATTAAGTAAATTTTGATAATATTTTAGTTCTTCTTTTAAAGCATTATATTCGTTTAACTGATCACCAGTTAAGTTTCCAGTAGTAGGACCAGTTCCTTGTGGGTTTCTTGCCATTATCCTGCGGTGATTTGTTGGATTTTAGACTTAATGTCGTTTATTTTATCTTGCAAAGCTGAGATATAGTTAGTTTTGTCTGCAAAATCTTTTTCAAGTTCAGATCTATATCTATCATAATCTCCGTCATACTTATCGATATTTAGATTAGCATCTTCAGGATCAAGTGTGATTCTTATTTCTTCGCTTTCTGCTAAGAATTCAGAAGGTGACCATTTATCGTTTATGTTATTAAAATTTAATTCAGGACCACTAGGTATATCGTCAATTACTTTATTAGGGAATTTTGGAACTTTTCTATCGTTTTCACCCGTTCCATAATTTAATAAGGAATAGAAAGAACCTAGTAATTCAGAATCACCCGTATCAAATGTTACGGGTCTTTTATATCCTTGGTCTATATAAAATAAATCAGGCCAGTTTTCGTTTGTTAGTCTGCTGATTAAACTACCATTAGGGAATAATGGGTGTTCTTTTATAGTATTAGTATCTGGTGTATTTGCTTCTAATAACTGTTTTTGTAAGTCTGTTATCAACGCTTGTAAGTTTTCAATTTCTTTATCTTTAGCATCTTTACCAGGCGCTATTAATTGTTGACTTTTTCTTATAAGTGCAGTGTGACTTAATTCACCCGTTATAGGAATTTCTAAAAATAACTCATTGTATAGGTCAAAAAAGTCTTCAACTGATATATTTTCCCTAGCACTAAAAAGTTCAGAAAAGTTAGTGTTAACTACCTCTCTAAATTTATTACTACTGTAAATGTCTTTTTTTATAGGGATATTATATTTCATTATCTGATGACTTTAAAAAAGTAGTTGTCGTCATAAACTGTAATACCATCATTATTATCGTGTCTGATAAGAATACGGTAATATCTTTCAGGTTGTAGCCCCTGCATATCTAATTTAAAATACATACCTTCTGAGTCAGCACTTAGTTTAGTAAATTCAGTATCGAAGGGTATAATTACTTCTTTTGAGGTGTAATCTTCAACACTATAGTAAGATGATGGGTTAAGGTAATTTACGTCTAAGTAGTTTGAGGAAGTAGTAAAGGTTCTATCAGGGAATTGCTTTCTACTGTTGATTCTAAATATAGGTTCTTCAACTTGCCTATAAGTACCTTTGTTATTATTAATATTAAGTTGAATTTTACCACTTGTTAATATTGTAGCTCCACTTGATGTAATATAACTTGAATCATCCCACTTAATCGCTAGTGTGGGAGAAAAAATTGTATTAGTGTCTAAAGAAAAATATTTTAAAGTACCTTGAGTAGTAGAATTGTTAAATACATCATTTTCCCTTTTTATGATAAATCCATTATTAGATATACCATCTGGATATGTTTGTGAAGCAAATAAACTAGCTGAGAATTTTTGAATTTGATTAGTAATATTAAAGTTTAAATCAAAATTGTGAGTAATTTCAATAGATTGAGTAGCTTCAAACCCACTACCAGTATACCAAATACCACCAGATATAGGTGAAGTGCTGCCCGAAAAGCTAGCTGTTGTGCCTGTAACTAAGTTAGACCAAGAAGTAGTATCTGTACCATTATCGCTATATAACCATGAAGTACCATTACTTACTACACCATTATTGTAAGGTCTTTCTAAGTATCTTTGAGTACCGTTTTCCCAATTTTCATATAAAGGATATAATTCTATAGTTTGAGAAACAGGTAAATTTTGGCTATATTCTGTGGCATATAACTTTAAACTTGCAGAAAAACTACCCGAAACTTTATCACGTAAGACCTCTGTTAATTCAGAATCTTTAAATTTCAAAAGTATTCTAGAAGGGTAATATAAATCATCATCAGCTCCTTTTTCAGAAGCTAAGGATAACGTTTCAACAATACCTGTGTTCAGGTCTTGTCTATACGGGTGTGAGTATATTGTTGTATCCTTTTCGGGAAATAAAAAATAATATGCCATAATTAATATTTAGTTATTCTACCTGTTATATCAGTGTTTGGATATTTTAACTCAAAAATACTGACATCCATAGAAGGATATAAAACATTGTTTATGGTTGCAGAGTCAAAATCATACGAGTATTGTGAGTAGCCTAAAGCGGTTCCTGATTTATTTACTAATTTAACGTGTTCTACGTTTTGGACTCCTTTAACGGCTCCAATAACGTTATATACTTCATTTATAATAATAGGTTGATTGATTTGCCAGTTATCTATAGCAAAATATTGTTTTAATGCCGAAATACAGTCTAATAATACTTGATCATTGTTAGTTTGTTTGAATGAAATTATATCAAATTCAACCCCAAAATTAATAACAAAAGCATCTTTAATATTAATAGCATCTGTTAACATTCTGTATTCTTCAAGATATGTTATGAGGTTTTGGCGCGTAGCTGGATTTAAATTAGTTAAATTTTTATTTCCATCATACGCTAAAGTGTATAGGTTTAACCCATTAGGATTAGATACACGAGCACTACTGTCTACTGTGATTTGATCGTCTTTAATAATGTAAGCTTTAGCGATTTTACCAAACTTAGCAGGCATAGATAACGTGCGTATAATGTAATCCTCCTTTGAGACCGTACGGAGCTGTGCAGCTGTCTGGGCCATTGAATTTAAACGTATATCTTCGATAGTATCACCGGAACTACCGCCGGTCGCTGGGATGGTATTGTATATTTGTAAAGAACTAACAACATTATTATATAAGCTAGTATCTCCTACACTATTATTTTTTACTATATTTGTTGTTCCTAACTTAGTAATTACACCTGAAGGTACGTTTGATTGAACACCACCCCCTTTCAAGTAGTTTACTGTTATAGTAGTGTTTGAAGGGACTTCACCATATGCTTTTGACATTAGGAAATTTGATGGGTCGTAAGCTAAATCTAGTTTAGAAACATTATCTTTAACTCCTAAACCTACGTTGTCAGGGTTAGGTAAAATTTCAACATCGTCATCTCCACTAAATCCTGCTCCAAATTGTAATTGGAGTATATTATTTGAAGTAAATCGGGTTGTAAATCTTTTAGGTACTTTTTTAAGTCTTAAAAGGTAAGGAGTATCGTTTGAATATTGATCTAAATTAGGGTTATTAGCCGCTACATTTAAGACATCCTCAAAAATGGTTTCTTGAGCTAAGTATGGTACTTCATACCAAGTATTATTGTCTGAGTCTGAAACTGATTCTATTCCTACAATATTATTATCTGGTACCTCTAATGTTAGATATTTTTCAGGTGAACCTATAGTAAACGTAGCTGTTTTGATTTCAGCACTAATAACTTTACCTTTTTTCTTTATAAGGTAATATTCAGGGTTTGAACCATCTAAAGATTGTGGTGTACCATCAAGTTTGTAAACTGAAACTTCTGTTGGGTCTAGTGAGTTACTGACTTGGAAATTAACATCTTCAGTAAGTAAGAAATTTACTGAGGTAGCTTGTGAAGTTGAGAATGTAGAATTTTTTTTTAAAGTAGGGGCATAATCCCAATCAGGAGCATCACCACCACTATTTGCGGGTAATGTAATATATAAATCTACTTCAGTTGTAGATGGATTTGAAATAACTGGTTTGTATCCTAAATTATAAGCTAACGCTAAAAGATTAGATTTTTCTCTAGCAGACTCTATAAAAGTTTCTTGTATTTGGGTATCTGTGTAGTAAGATAGAACATCGCCTACATAAGAAGCGAGTTCTAAGAATATCATACCGGGGTTACTTTCTGAAAAGTCGTTAAAACTATCAGGGAAGTAATTTTTTGAAAAATCAATTAAGTCTTGTTTTAATTGATTATAATTTCTATTTAAGTACTTGATATTCTTTTTATTAGTACCCGATGTATTATTTACTTTAGAGTATGCCATTTATTATAAAGTTAAAGATATTTCATTAGTATCGTTGTCTAATAAAATTCTATATTCAATGTGTATATTAAGTATTTTATCTTCTGGCGTAACCTTTAAATTAGTCATTTGTATTTGGGGAAGATGAAATGATATATTTTGGTCGATTCTAGATTTTAAAGTTGTGATCCTTTGGTTAGTTTCACTGTTTTGATCAAACAGAATATCTCTTATACCAACCCCATATGAAGGTTCGTGATATCTCTCACCGGGTGACGTTAAAAGAAGATTAATAAGATTAGATTTTATTTGGTCCTTTGTTGTATAATTAAATTGGAATACACCCTGTTTAGTAAAGGGGACCTTAACCCCGATAGCTTTACGTGTATCGAGATCAAGTGGGTCAATTCTATATCCTATTTTTTTTCTAATTGCCATTAAGGTCTAAATTCTTTTTTCTTTTCTATAGCACTCATCACTGGACCCCAATCTTTATTTACAAATTGACTTACAGGGTCATTAACTGCGAATGTTTCCTCTGGGGAAGGAGTCATAGCGGTTTCGGATAAGAGTGAGTTAAGAGTATTATTACCCGTATTAAAGTTTGGTGGGGGCATTTGTTGTCTTAATTTAGCTCTAAAATCTTCAACTTCTTGTGTATTATCTGCGGTTTCAACTACACGCTGTTGTATTGGTTGAACTGTGAGTTCTTCTTTTAATAGTGCAATTTCACGTTTTAAAGCGTAATCTATTTCTTCTCGCACA